CGATTTGAATTACCCGATATTTTTAGTAAAGCGTACTTGAGACCGGCAGTGGATACCAACGGAAATCCTATTTTGGATGCGAACGGCAACCAGGAGACCACGATTGACCGAGTTTACGAATTCGCCTGGGTCCGACAAATCGGTGTTCGTATGATTGAAACGGTAACATTTACGGTCGGCGGCCAACAGATTCAACAGTTTAATAGCGATTGGATTTCGGCTCGCGCAATGTTAGATTACGATAGTGATACTTACAATAAATGGCGTGTGATGATTGGAGACGTACCGGAATGTTTTGACCCCGCAGCGGGTGTTTACGCCGATCCAAGCGTCCCATTAGGCCAAGGTTATCCGAACGTTATAGCATGGCGTGGCACCAACTACAATCCATTTCCGAATCAGAATAACTCCCCTTCCATTCCTGGCCGTATAATTCGTGTCCCGCTGGGTCTCTGGTTCAGCGATTTCACTGCCAATTCTCTTCCATTAGTCGGCCTTCAATACCACGATTGCGAAATCACAATTCAGATGCGCCCTATTCGCGACTTATACACTATTCTTGATTTGTCAGGAGCACGAGTACGCCCAGGAGTCCAGACACTCGCACCAAACTATTTACCAGACGGAACCTCTACCGACTTATATACACAGATTTGGAATCAAAAACTCTACGGCAATATTCCGCTCAATATGACCAATTTGTACGGAGGAAGCACCGATTTGAGCGGGTCTATGAAGTTCTTTTTGACCGATATTTCTGGTGCGATTCCGCTTTTGGATGGTTGGCCGCTGAATGCAACGCTAGAGGCGACGTATACGTTCTTACAGGATGATGTTCGTCTTATGTTCACAAACCGAACCCTACGATATAACGTGAGACAGGTTCAATGGTTTACGTTCTACGGTATAACGTCAAGGAATACGTATAGGTTGGATGTTCATAATGTGGCGTCAAGGCTGGTCTTCTTTGCGCGACGAAGTGATTCGCTCACTTACCGCAACCAGAATACGAACTTGACGAACTGGATGTATACGTTGGGTGCTAAACGACCGTTCGTCACTCCGGCACCGTACTGGGCCTATCCTAACTTTACTTGTACAAACGCAAGCTCGTTAGCGGTTTTGCCATATTACAGTCCGACACCGTATCCAGGTGCGATCAACGCCCCAATCGGTCGTTCTGGTATTAACTTGGCGGGCATACAAAGAGACATTCTGTTGAATACCTTCTTTACAGTTAACGGCAATCCGTTGTTCAATAGCGAAGACAACGAATATTTCACAAAATACGTTCCATACCGCTATATGAAAGGTAACGCAGCGGCCGTTGATGTTATAGGAGAAGCGTCGCAATACGAAATGTGGCCAATCAGTGCCTACAGCTTTTCGTTGAACGGATCATCGGTCGAACAGCCAACGGGCACTCTTAATATGAGTCGTATTGACCGTTTTGAAATGGATGTGGACGTCGCACCTATTCCATACTTAGCGAACTATACATACAACTTATACACTTTCGTTGAAACGCTGAACTTCTTTGAAGTGAGTTCTGGTTTGGGCGGTCTCAAGTTCGCTCGTTAATCTCAAAATTGAAATCCTTATCACACTCCAACTCTTTTGTTAGGAGTCATGGATTACGAATACCTAATGAATGTAGCATCTATATTATACATAGTATGCTACATTCCTGAGCTTTATGCGAATTATAAAAACAAAAATGCGAATATTTGGAATGTTCCTGAGAAAGTGGTAGTTTTGGTTGGAACTTCTTTTGCGTTCGCCTATTCTGTATTAAATAACAATGAGGCATTGTTGATTAATTACGGACCGATTCTGTGTTTAGACTTTATTGCGTTAGCAATGCGCATATATTATGCGTGGTTGAACCATCGTAACAGGACTCAACATGTACAGATAGTTTAGTATTTATTGACCCACCAGTCGTCCCAGAAGTATGGTGGTTGAGTACCATTGGTTTCAGAAGCCTGGGAAACGATACTGTTCATGTTGGCGCGTTCGCGGTAGAGGGAATCGATGTGAGCGTAGTTGAGTGCGTATGAGAAGTACTTGAGACGGCTTACCATACCCTTCATTGGTCCAACTACTGTATAATCGGCAAAGAGAGCCTTGTCGTAACCACTCTTGTCAGGGAAGTACATGTTTTTCATTACGTAGAGTGGTCCGAAGTTGAGTCGTGGTACAGTAGCGAGTTTCATACGAACTGCGATGTTACCATTGACGTAGACGTCGAGATTTACACCCTTGAGAACGATAACAAGATGGAACCATTTGGCGACTGGTACATTTGGTACGCTGACGTAGTTATCCCAGGCATCAATAGTATTCATGTAGATGCGGAGGGTGTTTTTGTCGCTTTCTACAAAGACGGCTGGTGCTAAGTTGGGGAAACCGCTGTCGCTACCCTTGTGGAAGATATGTTTGAGTTTGGTTTGTGAGAAACCTTGTGCTTGACCGGGTGGTGGAAGCATATTGCCGCACTGATCAGCGGTGGCGGCGTTAGGTGTTTTATCGAATGTATCGGGATGGATGAATACGAACATTGAGTACGAGAAGGCGGAGCCGACCTGTTCATCACGACTGTTGTATAAGATTGGTAATCCTGTGTTAGGACCCTGGGGAATACTTACAGATGTGGTTGTTGTATTATCAAAAAGAACAACTGCCTGTCTGTCCAATTTAGACAAGAAAGCGTTGACTTGTTCAAACATAAGCATTACGACTTGGAGTGCTAACATTGTTAAAAAAACAATGAGAAGCTGTGGTGCTAAACCTTCGCCTGCTAAAAAGCCGGTAACTGATTCCATTTTCCTCTATTTATAATCGGTTTTATAAATGGAGAAAGAATATACAATGATGTATATTGAGCGAAAACGTTTAGTTTACAAGTAGTTGGCCCAGTTTCCAGTACCGTTGTAGTTGAGATTGATACCGAGTTTGCTGAAGAGGGCGCGAATAATGCTTGTAGTACCCTGTGGACCGGATTGGTAGAGACCGTAGATTCGGTCCGGGGTGAGTGCGGAAGCGGAGAAGAATACACCGTTGAGGAAACCGTTGAAACCACCGCCAATTGAGGAATTGATGTATTGTTTGCCGGAACCTGCTGGTGTACCGACGACGTTGCCCGGAAGAACGCAAGAGCGGTTCAACTTACCGTCGTAATAGACGTCGAGAACACGTCCACTGACAACGCAGGTGATGTTCAACCAACGCTGCATATCAATGTCATTTATATCGCATACTGGTATACCGGCAGCGGTAGTGAGGGTCTGTTGGGCGGTAGCGGCACTAGTAGCGTTGGTCAAGAAGTTCTGCATCCAGGTGAGTTCGTTGGCATCAACACCACGTGTGTGGAAACGGATACCTAACATATTGGTTGATGGGTAAAGGAAGGCAACCATGATGTAGGCGGCGTTGCTGTTTCCAGTGGTGCTGAGAGTATCATCAGAGATGGTGATGATTGGTTTGATAACTCCCATCTTGGCGTTGTCCCAGGTACTGATGTACATCCACCAACTGATACTGAAGTCGGCACCTTCGGTGATACGAATGAGAGGATTAGGAATAAAACCTGGATCGGTGATACTGTCATCGTAGTTGAGAAGGAATTGTGTTTTTGTGGCAAGATTTGAGCCGGCTGGAACTAAAGCGGAGGAGGCGTTACCTGGAACTCCGTAGACTCCGTTGGCCATATTAATTTGAATGACATATCGTTCAATATCAGAACCGGCAGTCAAATAGGTGTATACCAAATTCAATACAAGCAATAATGCGAGTATATAGATGATATTTTGGACGAGACCAGAATTCTGGGAATAAAACTGCTTAGCGGCGTTCATAGTTCTTCTAAACTAGAGTGTTAAAAACTTTATCTTAGGCGTATTCGTAATCTACATAATCGAGTCCATTCATCTGGGGAGTACCTCCAATTCCGCCAATGCCTTTACGCATACCTTTTCCATTATTCGGGCAAAATCCTGCGTGGCACATCAATTTATATAGTTCATGCCAGATACTTTTGAAAGTTGGTCCTTTATCCGGGATATTTGGCTTACCACGTAAATCGGTTACACGTTTATAATTTTCCATTATCTCTCTCTGCGTTAAACGACGAGGCCATGCTTGTATCATACCGGCTTGTCCCCAAAAATCCGGAGAAGTTTCGAGGAGTACGCCGGTAGGATTGGTCCAAGTGAGATTTTCAAGTATAAGAGATGTAGCATGATTGCCGTTCAAGTAAATATCTATTGAGCGACCTTCAACTGCGATAGTGATCTGATTCCATCGGGAATTTAATACATTATCAATTTGGACCGATGGAGGAGGGTTGAATTTGCCGTTCATCATTATTGGTACAAGCGGAGTAAGACGGAGGAGAGCATTTTGATGTACGGGGTTTAGCACCATTTCACCGAAACCGATGAGTTTGACGAGCGGTTTGAATCGGAACTCTCCTTCTGGTCCGGCAAATGGTATTCGCTCCATATTGATTTTGTCCATATAGAAGAAGTAGCTGAAAGTGAAGTTGCTTTTCAAAGACTGGGAGAGTTGTGCCTGTGTTAGAACCGCAGTAAGCGATGAACCGCCAACCACACCTTCGCTTTCGGAAGGAGTACCGTGGAGAACGAATGGACCGAGTACTGTCGTTTCGTCCGATTTTGGCATGAAATATACGATGTATAATATTCCGATAACAACAACTAAGATGACTGCTATAAGAAATATAAATCGCTGATTCATTCTTCTTATACTGTAAGTATGTTTTAACGTTATAATGTGTTTTTCAGCCACTGGTCAGGCGTCATTCCGCTGCTCTTTCCATCACTTGTTGGAGGCATAAGAGCACTATCGGTTTTTGAACCGCACTGGACACCTTGTAGGTTTGGCGCGGTAAATGCGGGAACAGGCATAGGACAGAACTCTAAAAGCGTGTCGCTAGGAAGTGCGAATGGCCATACTATGAGATTCTGAACGGCTGCTTCGGCGGCACCTTGTCCGCAGAGACCGTAAAGGATGTTTTCTACCGGCTTGGGTTCGCCTGCTAAAACTTTAGTCAATTCGAGCTTACAATTAAGATTTACTTCAAGTACTTTATTGCTGACTGTGATGGAGAGACGGAGTGGTTTATCTAATGGAACATCGGCAATACGAGCCGATTCGCGATAAACATCGCCGGTTTTTGATTTGGTATCAACAAAGATGATAATATCGTTTGTGTTAGGATCTAAAAACACACCGGGATTGAGACGCTTTGGTAGGCCGAATGATGGAAACTGTTGTGCTGGTCCGGTTATTGCTGATACAATATTATCGGTATAAAGTTCACTGCTGCCGCGATGGAAGATATGACGATATGGACCGGCGACATTCGATACATTACGACTATTCGTCAAAAGTAAATCAAAATGGTAGGTATATCTATTATTCATATCGGCAGGAAGAAGATCGTCAGTTATACGTAAGTTGCTGCCGATTCCGGTAGAACCAGACTTCCAAAATGTATGAGCGTTATCCATCGCCTTGCTTTTCTTAGAACGGAAGTCGAGAGAGTCAAAACTTGGAGGTTTGAAACCGGTGAGCATCAGATAGATTACGATGACCGCTAATACTAGAAGCCCGTAGAGAAGAAGATTTTTGGGACCAATGCTGGCAACACTTTGTGTTGCCTTTGCCGCTTTGTCGGCAGTATTGGACGCAAAGTTGGAAAACATACCGGGCACATCTTCAAACAGAGAAGCCATTCCTAATTAGAAGAGAGACTAGAGTTTGAGGGATGCATAAAAGTCTCTTATATCTTTATTCCGAATGTAGTTCTTAAGGGTGAGACTGGTTTTACGAATAAACTGATTTTCTGGTACGCGAAGCTTACCTTTGTTGTAAGTATTACCATCATGAGCGATTACTAACATCACTTTGAGCGGATC